TGCAGGAGAACATGTGGAAAATTATACTAACAATGTCAAATATAAATGTAAAAAATTATATAAAAAAATTAAAAAGAAAGGTGGTTATGAAAGAGTTGAATTAGATATAGTTCCAGAACCAGTATTAAATATACTACCTTCTACCGGAGAAGAAAAAAATGATATTTTTAGACATAATGGGTTATATAAACCTATGAATACTTTATATGAAATTTCTGAAGTTTAACGACTTTTCATATTATCTATAACATAGAAATAAATAGACCATTGTGCGAAACTTTTAACATAATTAGCATGTAATCCTCTATAAAATCCACTGATTCCATCATATTTATAAATTTTTCTAATACAATCAAAGGTATTTTTGTATATAGGAACAGATTTATCATAACCCTGTAATTGTAATCTTCTTCTTATTAAGTCTGTCGGATAAGTGATAGTTAAAGCCATAATACTTGCTAATCCGCCATTAATAGGTGGAAAATATGTATTTTTTCTTTGTACATAATCTTTAAAATAAAATAAACATCCAGAGAATGTACCAAATCCAAAAATACTAACAGGCAGTCCGCCATATAAACGTTTTATAGAGGTATTTCGAAGAACATTATATACGCCTTTATATTTAGTTTTATTGGTTTGTAGCGACAAAAAAGTTTTAGTAGTTTCAAGAGGATAAATTATCGCTATAGAAATACAACCCGACGCGGCACCAGCCATAAGTTTATTTTCAACGGTTTAATTTCTTTGTATAACATAAAATTCAATCCATATTGTGGTGTTCCTTTAATTAAATTAGCATAATTTCCTTTCCATAAATAGCGAATACCTTCCTTTTTAATTACATCTTTTAATGTAGAATTTGGAATAAAATAATTTTGTCTTTGTATTCTCCATAACTCAAGAGGTGATGTACAAGTTTTTGCTATGACAGATGAAATCGTTCCTTTTATAAAATTATCTAAAAGTTCGCTAATCATTTAAATATATACAGACACTACAATTAAATATTTTTAATATATATATATGATTGAATTAGGAATTGAAAAATTAAAAAAAATAATTTATGTATATGAAAAGAAGTTTGAAAAAAAATTTGGTCCTTCAACCGAGACTCACGATGTTATTGTTGGTCTATTGTTCTCAATGTTACTAATAAAAATGCATTTTCAAGGTGATTTAATTCGTTTATTATCGAGTATTAAATCACAGTATAAAAATTTAGAACGGACAATAGTTTTGGCGGCAATAATTTTGGTAATTTTACAACATAATGATATAATAAAATTAAGTTTTATCCATGCTATATTTGCTATGTTTTTTCATTTAATTTCAGATTCACACAATATTGCAAATATTTTCTGGTTTTCTTTGATAGCGATGTATTATTTTAATAGTACTGATATTGGCGAATAATATGTTTAATAAATTAATATAAAAACACGATAAGTTTTATATTAATGGATGAAAAAAATGATACTTTCATAACAAACATAGTAAATATGGAAAAATATATAAAAAAGAAAAATTATTTGGTAATTAAATCAGATAAAAGCGTTGAATTATATTCATCGTTAAGAAAAATACAGGAAGATATACTTGTTGACGCATCAACCATATCAAAAAAGTTGAAGGATAATAGAGATTTTTGTATATGTACATCTAAACCAATGGGATATGTATTTTATATAAAAAAATTAACATAATTGATTTCGTAATACCCAACCTTTTTTTCGAGCTAAATATCGGTTATAACTATTGTGTTTTTTATCAATACCCTTACCAGTATCTAATAAACGTCTTTTATTTCTTAAACCATTAATATTACCAGATGTCATAAATGTATTATTTGTAGATTGTTTTTCGATTTTATTCCCTGGTCCGCCGGTATTAGTTATTTGTAAGTTACTTGGACAATCATTATTAACTTTTGTAGTTTGATTTTCTGCTTGTTCCTTTGTAACGGCTAATATTTTTCTATCTATTGTGTTTGTGCTTGCTGTTAGTTTGTCTTTTTTATCATTTAATCTAGGGTCTCTGGGTTTAAAAATATCACCAAAACAAGAATTATTTTGTGGATAACTCATTATATATAAATAATAAAGATAATAAAATTGATTTAAATATTATTGAATTGGATATTATTTAATGTCAACGAAATGCCCACACTGCTATAAATATTATAAGACAGCATCATCATTTGGTAAGCATTTTACGATATGTCATGCTCTTGCTAATGCGGAAAAAAAGGATGAAATATTAAATACTTTGCAATTAACAAATTTGATGCGCGTATTAATTAATGATAATAAAACATTAAAAAAGAAAGTGACATTTTTAGAAGGCAGATATTATAAGCGTAAGGATGTGGATATTATTAGTTGGATAAATAAAAATATGATGGAAGGAAAACATTTTAAGTATTGGATAGAAGAAATTATAGTAGATAATAAAGCTTTAAAATATGTATTAGATGTGGGATTTAATAATGGTGTGGTAAATATCATATTAAATAGCTGTAAAGGCGAGTGGAATTGTGAAAGAATACCAATAAGATGCTTTAATGAGATAAAAGGAATTTATGTATTTGATTCAGAAAAATGGAGATTAATAACTGATAATGAATTCAAAGATATAATTTGTTTGATACAAAGAAAATTATTTGTTGAATATAAACAAGAGGAAGATAAAATGGATGTATATAATCCAAATAAGAATGATAAATATTTGGAAGATATGAAAATATTATGCGGCAATGGTAAATTAGAGAAAAATACGAATATAATAAAAAACAAATTTTATAACGAAATAAAACTGAGTGGTAATCGTATTGTAACTCAAAGGTGTTAAATTTAAGTTATTATAACAGAGACTTCCTTTGTGTTATAATATCCTACTCTTTTTGGTGAATATTTTTTTAATGGAAAAAAATCAGAACAGAGACCGTGCCAACTACCAATAGAAATATCAGTATTATTCTTTTTTTGGTTACAACAATTACAAATTAATATAAATTTAAATTTTTTACTTTCAACCAAATAATCCAAAAATAAATAAATATTTTCAAGCGACCAATGCTGCAAAACATCTTTCAAAATACACATGTCAGCTTTAAAAATATTTTCTTTATCTTTGTAAAAATCTTTTGTTATAAAATTAAAATTGGGATAATTTTTTTTATTATGTTGTATAATTTTATTATATACATCATATCCGGTATAAGATATATTTAAATTATCATATATAGAAGTGCCACATTCAAAATCTCCGCAACCCAAATCAACTATAGATTTTATATTATTATTAACAATATATTTTTTTAAAAAAGGAATATAATGATTTTTATTGTAATTTAAAGAACTTCCAGAACCACTACTACCCTTATAATGTGAATTATGATTATCTCCCCATGCAGATTTTTCGTATATATTTGTAAAAATATTATCCATATTTATATATATTAATGTTAAGCAATTTTTATAATAACTACGTAACCGATAAAAAAAATGTGAATGATGATGTTGTTATTGCGGTATTGGCAAAAGATAAAGAATATTGTATAAAATTTTATCTTGATTGCATTTATAATTTAAATTATGATAAAAAAAAAATTCATTTATATATTCGATCCAATGATAACAATGATAAAACAGAAGAGATATTGAAAGAATTTATAGATAAACATAGTAAAGAATATGGTTCTATATATTATAATTTTGAAAGTATAAATGAAACACTTAAAGATATAGGACATAGAGAATGGACTAAAGAAAGATTTAAAATATTGGGAAAAATAAGACAACAGTCAGTAGATTATGCGATAAAAAAAAAGTCACATTATTTTGTGGTTGATTGTGATAATTTTATAACATCAAACAGTTTAAAAATTTTAATGGAAAAACTAGATAAATATAAAGTGATAGCGCCTATGTTGAATTCTCAAAAAAGAAAAAAATGGTATTCTAATTTTTTTATGGAAGTAACCGATGAAGGTTATTGTAAAGTATCAAATTATTATTATGTGATTTTGAATAGGCAAAAAAGGGGGATATTTGAGGTTCCATTAATACATTGTGCTTATATGATTCACAATACTATTTTACCGAAGATAAGCTATAATGATGATAGTGAAAGATATGAATATGTCATATTAAGTGATGTATTAAGAAAAAATAATATATCTCAATACATAATTAATGAGGATTTTTATGGATATATATTATGGTCTCTATATGAGAAAGAATTAAAAAAAGATTTACTTGATAATTGGCCTGAAAAATTACATTATTTTAAAAATAATAATTATATTAAGAATCTATTATAAATTAATTTAAAAAGATACTTTAATAATAATAATAATGTTGAAAACTTTGTATTGTATTCGTCATGGATTAGCCGTTCATAACGTTTTATATGGGCATATTGGAAAAAAAGCTTATACTGATTATCGCGATACTCCATTGTTTTACCAAGGTTTAAAGCAAGCAATAAATTTGAAAAATACTTGGGAAGATATAAATAAAGTTGAACTGGTTTTAGTATCGCCTTCTTTTAGAACTCTTCAAACATCATCTAATATATTTTACGAATCGGGTGTTAAAACAATAGCTTTGGATTGCCTGTTAGAACACCCTTTGGGTGGAAAAGAATTATGTAATAAAAGGAATGAGAAATTAATATTAAAAACTAATTTTCCTTGGATTGATTTCAGTAATATTAATGATGTTGTAGAGTGGACCGAACAAGAAGAAAATATAGAAGAATTGCAAAATAGAATAGATATATTTATAAAATTTGTTAAAAATAGACCAGAAAATCACATTGCTGTGGTATGTCATAATTCTTATTTAAAATATATGTTGTTTAAAAAAATAGGAAACGAAGATAATGGGTTAAAGCATTGTTACCCATATGTACATAAACTATGACGTTATTTTCTATATTTGGTATTGCTGTGTGTTTGCTGGCTTTCTGCATGATTGCCGCAATGGCTTTTTATATATATTTACCAGGAAATAGGTAAGTTATTTGCGTGCCTTTTTTTTAGTGCTGTTTTTTCGGTTGTTTTTTTTACGTGATGGGAAAGCTTTCTTTCTTTTTCTTTTCTTTTTTTGGCGCTTCCCCCCCCCTAAGCTTACAAATCCTTTATTCTGTCCTTCTTTGCCTTGTCTTTTTACTCTATCTGCATAGCCAGAATCATTGCCCGTAAAATCTTGGGTATTTTTTGCTTTTACTATGATTTCCTTTGGTTTACCCATAATACCCCTCTTTCTATCATCTTCATTTATATCCCTTTGCATTATTCCATGTGACGCTTTTTCGCTTTCTTCTACAGTATGAAATTTAAAAAGTCTTTTTATGTCTATCTTTGGGTCATTAAAGGTGTCAGTATCTTCAACTTTGTTATTTCCGTTATAGATTATATAATCCCAAACTGTTTTCCTTTCTTTTACACTCATTTTATTTTTAGAAAGATATAATAATTTTAACATTATTAAACAATCATTTTTATATACATCATACTTTAATATATTTTTTGAATTTTTACTTGGAATGCTAAGTTCTATTTGTTGTTTATCTGATGTTTGAAATTTATAAAATTCCTGTATATTGCCTATGAAAGCATGTTTCTTTTCATCTGTTTCAAGTTTTATGAATTCTTTAAGTGAAGTATCTTCAAGAGTGATCCCTTTTTTCGACATATTAATATATAATGATAAAAAAAGTTAGGTTTTTATCATTATAATTTAAAAGTATTTACTTGTAAATTCTTTAATTGTAAATACAGGTATTTTTAATTCTTGTGCCTTTGTGGCTTTGGTGGTATCTTGATTTTTTTTTGCTACTAATACTAAATCGGTTTTTGAATTAACAGAATTGCTAACAATAATACCGAACGTTTTCAATAGGTCTTCAAATTTTTTATCTCTAAATCCAGTGATAACAATTTTTTTGCCATATAATGGATGAGACATATTAATATTGGTATGTTTTACAAATTGTAATTTATTTTCTTGTTTAATCAGTTTCATAAATGTGACGAATTCATCGATATGAGGAACAAATAAGTTAGCAGTTTTTTCTTTGAAACCTGGTAAAAAGGCTATTTTTTTTAGTTTATCTGCGGGACACTCGTTACTGATTAGAATATCGGGATATGTTTCTAATATAGCGCTGACTCTTGATAAACCCATACCTCTACCCAATATATTTGTAGCAACAAGAAGCTCTGGTAATGGACATTTAATAATACAATTTGCTATGCTATTACTAATTTTAGTAGATGTTTTTTCTTTGAAACCTTCCACGGTCATAAAATCTTCAAATGTCATAGTTAAGATGGTGTGTATAGTATCGAAACCAGCATTCATTATTCTTTGTACATTGCCTCTACCTAAACCGACAACGCCAATATTCACAAAGAATGCGTGTATACATTTTAATCTTACAGTCATATTGAGGTTGGGGTCTGCAAGTACATAATCAACACCTTTTAATTCAACATTAAAACATGCAGGAGGACCCCAAACTTTGACTGGCGTAATAACACTATGAACTTTTGGAATAACATCGCCACTACGAATGATTTCAACAACAGCGCCGACATCAATACCATTATTGCGTCGGTATGCTTCATTATGAACAGTTACATATGTAATAGTGACACCGCATACATTAACAGGTTTAACTCTAATTTTAGGCTTTAAATAACCATCTTTACTTGGTGACCATATAACTTCTTCAACAACAGTAGTAGCTATTTGATCATCTGTGACGACTTTAAAAGCCCAAGCGTGTTTGGGATTACTTGAAACTCTTTCAACAATTCTATCTTGAGTAATGATGACGCCATCCATTTCAAACTTATATGTCTTTTTCCAATCAAGTAATGTTTCTTTTAATAAATTGAAAGGACTTTTTGCGTGTTTAAATGCCGCATTATACATATATTTAACGACATTGAAACCAATTTTTTCAAGCATTTGTAGCTGTTCCAAAGGAGTTCTTATGGGCTCAATTAATTCATAAGCAACGAAAGTTAAATCCTTAACAACAGAGGGGTCAATTGTTTTGGCATTGAGAATACCAGATACGAAATTTCTTGGATTGGCGAATTTATCAGAATATTTTTCAGCGAATAATTGTTTTTCAATAAGTATTTCGCCTCTAACAGTAATACCAGGATAATTAGGCAAATTTAAATATGGTGCTAAATGCGTTACATTTTGACCGACTTTACCGTTACCTCTGGTATATAATATAAGTTTGCCTTTTTCAGTTGAATATCCCATAGAACAACCATCTAATTTGGCTGAAATGATGTGGTTCGCTTTATAAGACCTTGCTTTTTGATTTACTTTATCTTCTTTCTTAATTTTATCCATAGACCACATTTCATAAGGAAGAGTTATTTTACGGTCCTCATCTATTTTAATTAAGGAATGACCTTCATTAATGACTTGATTTTCAGGATAATTTTCTTTGACGAAATCAATAAGATGATCATATTTAGCATCGCTCATAATAGGTTTATTATTGTTGTAATAACTTATATTGGCTTCTTTAACTAATAAAGTGAGTTCTCCTTCTGAATAATTGGATAAAACATTATTATTATTCGCGAAATCATTCATTAATTTATAAAGATTATGATGTTTTTTTTTCCTTGTTTTATTTTTTCTGTTGGATAAAACTTTGAAATTTTCAGCAGTTTCGCGGTCGCGTGGTTCAACCCATTTTATATTTAAGAAATTAAAGATATCTTTTACATCCTTAAATTTATGCTTGATTTTGGAACCTTTTGTGCCGTTATGTGTATATAGGCCGTGTTCATTCATAGTATAACCCATTTTAAGTGCTTGAGCTCTCATAAGGGTATTGAATATTTTACTACCAGTGAAGTATAAAACCGCAAATGGATATTCTTCTTGTGTGGTAAACATGAAGTCAAGTCGTCTTGCGGGATGACCTCGAATTTTACCAACGGTTAAAGATTTTTTTGAACCTTTTGATAATAATTCAATAATAATATTAGATTGAACAAGATAATCAAGGAAATCCCCAAAAACATCTTGCTGATCTGATTTAGAAGTAATAATAACATCAATATCGCCAGAATTTTCTGCTCCTCTACGATATGAACCAACTATTTCAAAATGGACACCAGTCCTACCGTTAATATACAGTTGTTTAATAGCTTTTTCAAATTTGTTACGAAAATGTTCAATTTCTAATCTTGGAATTCTTTTTAAAATATCTTCATAATATTTCAATCCCTTTTTTTGAACATCATTTAAAATTTCTTCTTGGTATTGACGCAATTCTTGAATAGAAGTGATTTTATCGTGTTCTACAATAGATTGTGCTTTTTTAGGACCAATACCATAAACATCGGTAAAGATGTTAATGGGATCAGTTTTAAAATCTTCTATGATTTTTAAAGTGCCTTTTTTTTGAAACTCATTGTATTTTGCCACAGTAGAGTCCCCGATATTTTTGATTTTTTTTAATTCTTCGGGACTTTCAATTTCCTTGTTATATAGAATTAAAGCATCGACAGCTTTTTGTGCGGCTTTTGAACCCATGTTGTCTCCTTTTTTTGATTTGATTTTTTGCACTTTTTGAAGTATAGCAATGAAATTTACGTTTTGACTCATAATTGTATTAAAATAATCAACATGGAATATTTAAATCAATTTTATTATATCTTATAATTAATATAATGCACTTGGTTATTATAATAGTTTCAATAGTAATTTGTGAAGCATTCGCACAATATTACATCAAATTATATAATGAAATTCCTTTAAAACACTATTATTTTATGGGTTTGGGATTTTATGGCGTTATAGTATATTTATTGAATAATGCCTATGATCATACTACAATGGGTACAGTAAAGATACTATGGGCTGGTCTAAGTTGTATAAGTATTTTATTAGTGGGTCGTTTCTTTTTTGGTGAAAGAGTGGATGGTAATGAATGGGTAGGAATGATGTTGATATTGTTGGGGGTAGCAATAACGCAAATGAAAAAAAGTATGTGGCTGACGAGAGAATTAAATAAAGAGATGAAAACTATATTTAATTTTAAAACTTGAAATAAGAAGATAAAAATTTTTTAGAAAGAATATCATCGAGATGTTTATTTTTTTTTGAATAAACATACTTATCCTTTTCTTTTATAATTTTTATCTTTTCTGTAATTTTAGGTGGTGGATATTGTTTCATTTTATAATAAAATAATATTAAAATATTATAAGATGAACGAAAAAATTCAAAGTCAAGGAATGGTGAAAACGGTTGTGAATGGTGAAGTAATTCAAAATAAAGAATATGGATTAGATTATGATGGAAATAAAATGGATTTTGCTTTCAAAGATGGTAATAAAAAATTAATATTGGGTAGATTAGAAAAGGAAGATATATCTAAATTATTAAGTAATAAGAATGAAAAGAAATGTTTAAAAGAAAATTTAGAAAGTTTATTACCAAAAAACATGAAATTAAAAAAGAATTATACAAAGAAACATAAAAAGAAGAAAAGAATAACATTAAAAATCGAAGAAAAACCAAAAAAAAGAAAAAAATCCAGGAAAAAAAAGAAGAAGAATAATAAGTTAAAAGATTTTCTTGACTTTCTTAATTAAAGCACTATAAACAAATGGATTATAAGCTTTTAGAGTACCATTTTTTTTATATGTAATATATTCTTTTGATTTCTCATTTTCCATTAAACTTAAATATTTTTTTGAAGCATATAATTGTTTGAAGATTACATCATCAATTCCTGCCGTTTCTATAAATACGTATGGGATTTTTTTGATATAATAAATGAATTCGACAAATATTTCATCATGGTCTGGAAATGTGAAAGATAAAATTTGAGATGATTTTTTTTTACAATATTCTATATGTTGATAATAAAAATCTGATCGTAATTCAATTGATTTATCAATTATATTTTTTTTTACCTCTGTAAAATTCGTGTTCGATAAAGAAAAAGACAATTCTATAAAAAATCCCATATAAAATTGCTAAATAAAATAATATTTAGTAATTTTTAGACTTATTAG